TTCAATTCCATTCTTTAAGTTGTCCCTCGGTTTAAAAGCCTTTGGAGAGAGCACCCTGTCCATTCGCACTTACCGAGTGTGTCTCTAGGTGTACTCTATGCAACGCGAAGGAGTGTTTCGTGAAAAGCTTAGGATTAACGAAGCTTTAGGGATTGATGAGATTGTTCTGCGTAGGCTCACACGGCGCAACTAAGTGCAAGTAGACTTACCAGGAGCTGAGAACAATGGAACAGAGAGTTTTCAGAGCAGCGCATCTAGTGCAGTGGAACCTGAGGATGAGTCGCGACATAACCGAACCGATGCAGGATAAGGTTGTCGAGGCCGTGCTTCACCATCAAGGTATCCCATTTGAGCACACGGATGAGTTTAGAAACTTGTACTCGCATTCTAAGCTCGCTGAGCAGCTCAAGCACTATGACCATCATTTTGCGTTGATTAGTTCAAATGAACTAGCTCAGGATGGTCTAAAACAAGCGTTTCGTATGTTTGCGAGACCTAAAAGTCAGTCGAAACTGGTTTCTGTTAGTTTGACTGAAGAAGCAACAGCGCTTTTTAATCTCTTATCTATTAAGGGTGAGAAGAGTGCCGGACTAACTGCTTACGGGGAGACGAAAATTGAGGCGTTCACAGTAGGTCTTGACAAGGCAATCAAGATTCTGACCGCTGACAAGGCTCCTTCGCCATGTTTGGCTGGAGCTCGAACTCAACGTAAGGGGAAGACGAGACTGGTGTGGATGTATCCTTTAGAGATGACAATTTTAGAAGCCGTTATCGCGAGGCCTCTGATTGATTATTTCAAGGGTATAGATCATCAAATGACATTTGGAGATTTCAGCCACGAAATTGGTTCGCGTATGCGCAATAGCGCTGCACGCAACAGATTTCACTGTAGTATCGACTATAGTCAGTTTGACGCGTCGGTCGGGCCTGGGTTCATTCACGCTGCGTTCAATGCCTTTCGCACGTGGTTTGACCTTGAGCAGGAGGTTTATCCTTCAGTGAAGTTGGGTAAGGTATTTGATATCGTAGAACGCTACTTTATCACAACACCTATTGTCATGCCTAACGATAGGGGTAAGTACCCCATACTTCATACCGGAAAGAAGGGCGGCGTTCCAAGCGGCTCCTATTTCACTCAGTTGGTTGATAGCTTCGCCAATCTAGCATGCCTTATGGCAGTATCGAAAAGGTTTTCCTTGGGTATACATGACGAAGACATCTATGTGTTAG